GTCACGAAGGACCGCGCGCAGGCCGTCGCCAACGCGATCGGGGTCGAGGACTGCGGTTGTGAGCGCCGCAGGCAGCGGCTCAATGAACTCGGGCGGATGGTCGGGATCGGCGGGCCACCCCCTGCGGATGCGGAGAGGCGAGACGTAGGCTGACGGCACACCCCCAAGGGCTGCCGCGTGGCTGTTTTCTCGCAAATTCCAGGCGATCTCGACCTCCGCATCGTGCGCGGAGACGAGGTGACTTTCTCGGCCGTCTTCGCCGCCACGAACCTCACGGGGTTCACCGTGACCGCTGCGGTCTACAGCGGCTTTGGGGCCACTGCTACCGACACGCCGGTCGCTGTCCCTGCCGTTACAGTCACGATGGCGACTGTGAACAACGTCACTTCGAGCACCGTTCAGATCAGCATGGCCGAGACGCAGACGCTTGCGATCTCGCCGACCGGCTCGAATCGCTGGTTCCTCCGCTGGGTCTCGCCTGGCGGTGTGACGCGAACGGTGTTGAGCGGCACCGTCACTGCATCGAACCCGTGAGGTAGCGAATGGCGGGCAATGAGGTCACGGTCACGGTCTCGGGTGGCACGACCACAACGGTCACGGTGCCGGGATCTACCGGCACGCCAGCGCCCACGATCACGAATGGCGGGACGGCGAATGTCAGCGTGACGAGCGTCGGCGACCGTGGGCCGCAGGGCGACGTTGGGCCGGCGACGACGCTGGCGATTGGCACGGTCACGGGTGGCGCGACGGCGGCGGCGACGCTGACGGGGCCAGCCGGTGCGCAAGTTCTCAGCCTGACGCTGCCAAAGGGCGATAAGGGCGACACTGGCGCGAACGTCGAGCTCCAGACCACGTCAACGCATCTCCAGTGGCGGCCAGTTGGCGGAACAACCTGGACGAATCTCGTCGCCCTGACGGCGATCACTGGGCCGCAGGGAAGCACCGGTGCGGCTGGAACGAACGGAACGAACGGCAGCAGCGTCGAACTGCAAGCCACATCGACGCATATCCAATGGCGGCTAGTTGGCGGAACAACCTGGACGAACCTTATTGCGTTGACTGCCATCACGGGGCCGCAGGGAAGCGCCGGGCCAGCCAACTCGCTCGCGATTGGCACGGTCACGACAGGCGCGGCGGGATCGTCGGCCTCGGCCACGATCACCGGCACCGCTCCAGCCCAGACGCTCAATCTGACAATCCCTCGCGGTGATGCCGGGACTGCTGGCGTCTCGTGGCAGCCTGTCCCGATGTCGCCGAGTGCGACCGGCACGGCGGGGCAGATTGCCTATGACGATTCCTTCTTCTACGTCCGCTCGGCGGATGGCTGGCGTCGCGTGGCGATTGCCTCGTGGACGCCGCTCGGTGCTCCGACTGGCGTGACCGCGACCGCTGGCGAGTTGCAGGCATCTCTGTCGTGGACCGCCCCTGCGGACAATGGTGGGTATGCCATCACTGACTATGCGGTGCAGTATTCAATCAACGGCGGCACGACCTGGACGACGTTCGCCGATGGCGCCTCGACGACGACATCGGCGACTGTCACTGGTCTTTCCGGTGGCGTGCCTCACATATTCCGCGTAGCGGCCGTCAACAGCGTCGGCACGGGGCCATACTCAACGTCGTCTTCTAGCGTGACGCCGACCGGCAGTAGTGGTGGCGACCCCAGTTTCGCTAACGTCTCCCTGTTGCTCCACATGGACGGCACGGGCAGCACGTTCACCGATTCGAGCGGCACGCCGAAAACGATTACTGCCAATGGCAACGTGACGCAAAGCACGGGGCAATCGAAATTCGGCGGCAAGTCAGCCCTTTTCGACGGGAGCGGCGACTCGCTCTCTGCGACATTGGCAAGCTTCAACTGGTCAGCAGACTTTACGGTGGAGATGTGGGTCCGAGTGGCCTCCGGTGGAGGCTACTTCACGCTGTTTGAGGCTGGCGGACAAGGCTCAACTGTCGGCGGGCTTCATCTGTACCTCGATCAGTCACCGACGCGAGCCATATTCTTTGACAACAGCGAAGGCTATGCAGCGCCGGCAGGGCTTGTGTCTCCAGGGACGTGGACGCACATCGCAGTCGTCCGTAGCGCTGGCGTCAATTCGGTCTACCAGGACGGCCAGCTGGTGCTCTCGCACTCGCAGTCGTTCAATGTGGCTAACGGAAACATTGTGATCGGCAGTTCTACCGGAACGGGCTTTGATTTCTCTGGGAACATTGATGAAGTCCGCGTCACTGCGTCGGCCCGCTACACAGCCAACTTCACGCCGCCGACGGCTGCGTTCCCTGACGCCTGACGCCCTGCCTACCCGTTGACCCTCGCTCTACGCTGGCCTTATGCCCCGCAGGAAGCGCCAACGCCGCACCGTCTACGTCGGCGACCAGCGATGGAAGATCGAGCGTTCGCAGCTTCGCGGCATCGACGGCGATTGCAACTACACGCTCCATCGCATCCGCATCGACGCCCGGCTCCGGGGCGTTGACCTCTTAGATACGCTCATTCACGAGCTCATTCACGCCCGCTGGCCTGACCTGTCTGAAGATGCGGTTGTTGAGTTTTCGGAGACGCTTTCGGGCGTGCTCGACGCCGAGGGATTCCGCCACCGTGACGACGAGGAGGACTGATGGCGAAGGGGAAGAGCGGAATACTGGCGTCGCTCAAAGAGCGGGCAATCGACTCCTGCCGCAAGAACCAGACTTGGTTTGACAAGCTGCCAGCCGCCGTCCAGGCAGAGCTCAACGAAGCGAAGACGAGTTTCCTGCGTGGCGAGATCATCGACAAGCGCGGCCGGATGCCAATAAGCCGGTTCGCCGAGTTGCTGTCTGCCGAGTTGGCCGAGCGTGAGATTGCCACCGTGGGCCGCCAAGGAATCGAGAATTGGCTAAAGCGAAAATAGCCCAGGCGATCGCCGAGAAAGCCGCACTGGCTGCCGGCCGTCCACCTGAGAAGGCCGAGCAGGTCACGCAGACTCGCGACGGCGACACGCTCGAAGCCCGCAGCGTATCGGCACGCATTCGCACGGTGGAGGATCTGCTCGCCCACATCGAGGCCGACTTGCAGCGTTTTGAAGTGGCTGCATCTGAAGCAACCAAGTGGGAGGTAGCGACCAGCGACGCAGACGGCACGGCGACGGTGACGGAATTGCATCGCGTCTGGGTGAGGCTCAAGCCACGGGGCGGGCCGACTACGCTGGAATGCGTGGCGTCCATGATCGACGCGGCGAAGAAGGAGATTCGGCGTATACCAAAAAAGGTATATCGCCAGCCGAAGCGGGACGGTCTCTGGCAAGTTCTCGTCGTCGCGGATTGTCATTTCGGAAAATACGCCTGGGGGCGAACGACCGGAGGCGACGACTATGATCTCGACCTGGCCGAGCGGCTTGTCGGGCAGGCAGGCGACGAGCTTGTAGCGGTGGGAGATTCCCACAAGCCCACTCGACGCACGATCGCCTTTCTCGGCGACCTCTTCCACTACGACCGGCCAGACGGCAGCACGACCAGCGGCACGCCGCTAGAGCGTGACGGGCGGCTCCAGAAGATGATCTCGGTCGGCTGCGACACGCTGCTCCGCATCGTCGAGCGTTCGTCGCAGTCGGTCCCTACCGATGTCGTGATCGTCAATGGCAACCACGACGAGGTATTGACCTGGACGTTTCAGCGGATCCTCTCAGAGCGTTTTCGCGGGTCGAAGTCGGTGCGAGTCAAAGAGGACTTCACCGGGCGGCAGTACCTCACCCACGGGCGGAACCTCCTTGGGTTCGCTCACGGCCACCGGGCAAAGAAAAAGCTCCCGCAGATCATGGCCCTCGAAGCCTCGCAGCACTGGGCGAAATGCCCATATCGGGAATGGCACACGGGACATTTCCACTCGCAGGCTGCGGAGTGGCAGCGGCCGATTGAGACGCTCGACGGCGTGATCGTGCGAACGGCCCCGGCTCTCTGCCCGCCCGACGATTGGCACAGCGTCAACGGATTCATCGGCTCGCGTCAGGCGTGCGAGACGTTTCTCTACGAGCCGGACGGCGGGCTCTCGTCGATGCACGTTGCGTCACCGAGGGCGAAGGCTTGACGCTCTCCGCAGATTATCTCCGTGAGGCAGAGTACCGCGCTCGTCGGTTCTCCGGTGCTTACTTCGGCACATCGGGCTCTCTCGCCGCAGACGTTCTCAGACTCATCAAGGAAAGGGCAACCATGACCGCAGCGTTTGACCAACTCGAAGCCGAGAACCGAGCCCTCCGCGAAGCCGTCGCCGCTCGCATGGACGCGACGCCAGCGGACGACCCGAAGCATCGTGGCTACACGCCGATGGCTGCGTCGCTCGCCGGTTGCCGCCCCGCGCAGGAGGCCGCTGCCCGGTGCTTCGACACGACCGAGCAGGAGTCGCCGACCGAGATCGCTGACGCCGACGTGCCGTCGATCCCGGTGGACTGGATCCTCCAGGGCGAGCGTGAACTGCGGGGCGAGAAGGAACGCGATCCGGCTGACATACGTCATACGGGGGACGGGCTGCTCGCGCCGCAGGATGACGAGACGCCAGCCGAGCGGTTGCTGAGAGACGCAATCGACGTAATCCGCGACCGTCGTCCGAAGTACGGCGGGCCGCTCCACCATTTCGCCCGCACGGTGGGCATGATCAACGCTGCCTTCGCGGACGTGCTCAAGCGTCCGCTGACCCCCGCCGACTGGGCAGTCGTGATGACGCTCGACAAGGTTGCCCGCCACATGGGGCCGAGCAAAACGACCGACACGCCGATCGACCTGGCTGGCTACGCCGCCTGTCTTGCCGAGTGCGAAACGCTGCCATAGCCCCTACGGTCACGCCCGTTTTTCGACCAATCTGAACGGTCGGAGGCTGACGTGATCGCTGCGGCTCACTGGCGTCGAGGCGGACCTGACGGGCGCGAACCCATCGCGGCTGCCGGTGAGGTTGTGTCGCTCGCCCAGCACTACACGCCGCAGCAGCAGTATTGGGGCAAGGTGACGAGCAAGCGCCCCGCGAAGCACTCGCGAGCCGACCTCGAACTGATTGCGTTCCGCCTCGGCTGCACGGTCGAAGCGGCACGCCGGGCGATCGAAATGGGAATCCTCTAGGAGAGTCGCCGTGATTTCATCCGCTCCGCTCCAGGCCGCACACGACCTGCTTTCGCTCGCCGAAAAGGTGCGGGCGTTCGTCGCCACCGCGAAGGTCAAGGCCGCTGGCGGGATCACGCTCGCGGAGTTTGGCGAGCTCGCCGTCGCCCTCATGCGGGTCGCCATTGAAGCGGCCGACGCGATCCCGGTCGACGGTGCCGAGCGAAAGCAGTTCGTCCTCAACGCGATCGCTCTCCTGTTCGACACCGTTGCAGACCGGGCGATCCCCGCGCTCGCGTGGCCGGTCTGGGTGATCGTCAAACCGGCCGCTCGCCAACTGCTGCTCCTGGTCGCCAGCGGTGCCATCGAATCTCTGTTGCCCCTTGTGAGGAAAGCCCACGACGCATGATCTACGTCCTCCTGTTGGGCGGCGCTGCCGCTCTCCTCGTCGGCCCGATGCTCGCCCGCCGGGCTGCCCCGTCGCTCGGACCAGAGCCGGCACCACCGCCGCACCTCGCCCCGACCTACCAGTCGGCAATCGCTGACCTCGCCCACGTCCGCTTGCGTCTGCTCCAGACGGAGAGCCTGGCGGAAGCGGAGAAGAAGGCGATCGACACGCTGACGCTCGCCCTGGTCGCCGGGAGCGACAAGCCATGACAGACCGCGCCCGCTACACGCTCGCCTCGGCCCTGGTGCTCGGCTGCCTGCTTGCGTGGGCGTTGGAGAGCAGGCCCGCCCCGGCACCGGCCCCCGGCGGCGCTCTCGTCTTGCGTGGCAAGTTCATCGGCCCGACCGCTGCGGCCGACGCCGCGACGCTCGCAGCCTTTGCCGACGAGCTCGCCATTGAGATCGAGCACGACGCCGCCCAGGGCGAGCCGTTCTTCAAGACCGGCACGCAGTACGACGAGCTTCGCACGCGGGCGAGGATCCTGCGTTGCCGTGGCGAAAGCATCGGCGAGCGGCAGCCAAAGGTCAGGGAAGCCATCGAGGCGTTTCTGAACGACGCCGTCGGCAAGAGCGGTGGCCCGGTGAGCAAGTCGCAGCGTGAGGCGTGGGCGGCAGCGTATCGCGAGATCGGAAGGGCTGCCGGTGAAGCGACGCGCTGACGAGATCAAGGCGTGGCAGTTTGTCGGCGCTGCGGTGCTCCTGTGCATCGCCGTCTACCTCGCCGTTTCGCAGCGGCACACGCCGTCAGGGTCGCAGTTTGGATACGCGCCCAACCCCGAGGGCGTAAAAGAATTTCTGGCCGAGCTCGACCAGCCGCTCTTTCGTGACGCCGGTGCCGACACGATCGCCAAGGCGAAGGGCGTCGACACGTTCCTCTATCGCTCTGCGTACAAGGCTCACGCATCCCGCTACGGCAAGCCTTGGGTTTGCGGCCGGCAGGGGATCGGCGACTGCGTTTCGTGGGCCTGGGGCGAGCACGCCGTCTGGATCGCTCAATGCGTCGACTGGGAAACGGGGCGACTCGCCGATCCTCCGCTCCGCGTCAGTTCCGAAAGTTGTTACGGCGGCTCGCGCGTCGAGGCCCGCAACAAGCCCGAGGGCGGTGGCGGGTGGAGCGATGGCTCCTACGGCGGCGCGGCTGCCCGCTGGTTTCGCGACTGGGGCGTCATCTACCGCCAGCCCTACGACGGCGTCGACCTGACGGACTATTCCGCCGACCGGGCGAAGCAGTGGGGCAACTGGGGCAACGGCGGCCAGGGCGACAAGGGCAAGCTCGACGCGGTCGCAAAGAAGCATCCGACGAAACACGTCGCCCTCGTCCGCAACTTCGACGAGGCGGCAGCCGCTATCGAGGCGGGGTTCCCGGTCGCCGTCTGTTCGATGGTCGGCTTCGAGAATGTCAGAGGACCGGATGCGTTCGCCGCCGCGCGTGGGCAATGGGCTCATGCGATGTGCTTCCATTCGGTGCGCTACGCCAAGAACGGCTCACCGCGCGACGGACTGCTCTGTCAAAACTCATGGGGGCCGTCGTGGATCAGCGGCCCGAAGTGGCCCGCCGATATGCCCGAAGGGAGTTTCTGGGTCGATCGCCAGACGGTCGACCGGATGCTTGCCGGGCTCGATAGTTTCGCCGTGGGCTCTGTCGCCGGTTTCGGCTGGCGCGACCTCCATCATGGCAACTGGCTCATGCCCGCCGTCAACACGCTCACTCGCAAGCCCAACCCATTCCTCGATTACCAACTAGCCCCATGATCCAACTCACCAACAAGCAACTCGCCATTGTCTGCCTCGTGTGTATGTCTGCCGGATGGTGGCTCTCGTCGTCGCCCTCGTCGCCGGTCAACCCGACGCCCGCGAACGACCGCCCCGTGCTCCGGTGGATCGCCAAGGCGGCGAAGAATCTTCTCTGGATCGCCCTCATCGCGGAGCAGCCGCCGAAGGAATCCCGCCTCGTGCAGCACCAGGTCGGCGAGGACGGGCATCCCGTGATCGACCACGCCAGGAGTTTCTAGCCATGTGGGAATGGATCCTGGCGACGCTCGCCGCCCTGTCGGCTGACCCCGTGTCGGCAAGCCTCGAACACCCGAGGGCTGCCGCTGCGGTCGCCGCTGCACGGGCCAGCATGGTCGCCGGGGATGCCGCCCCCACGCCGACGCCCGCCGAGTGCGTCTGCGGCCGGACGTGCGTCAACGGCGTCTGGAAGCCGGACGGCCGCGTAGAGCAGCGATGCACCTGCACCTGTGAACGGTGCAAGAAAAAGCCCGGTTGCCCCGATGGGCGTTGCCGCGTGCCGGGAGCGTCGCCCGCGTCTGGTTCACCGGCCATGCCTTGATGCTGGAGGTGCGGTGGGCGACGCTCTCGATACGCTGACGCTGCGGGAATTGTGCGACGCCGTGCGCGAGCAAATCGGCCCACGCGCCGCCGAGCTTGAGCACACCTGCGACGTGATCGTTACCGAAATCTGCCGGTGCTGGCCGGAGCGGACGATGGCAGAAATCGCTGGCAAACTCTCCTGTGCGCGAGCCGCTGACGACGTGCTCGACGCGATCGCCGTCACGACTGCGAAGGTGAGGGAAAACATCGAAGCCCGGTGGGGATGCAAGCCCAGCCACAAGGCGGCCCTCGACCTCGTGCTCCGAGCCTGCGTCGTTGAGTTTGCAAACCTCTGGTTCAGTTGCCCCGAGGCCCGCATCGGGATCCGGGCCGTGCTCGCCATCGTGCGACACAATCCCCGCGCCGCTTGACGCCTAAGCGAAAATCGCCCGCCATCATGTCTGACGTTCAGCGGACATTTTTCGGGCAGGACAAACCCAAGGCCGCCCCATGCCCAAACGCAAAGCGAAAAAAACCGCCCGCCGAAAAGGAGACGATCCGAAGATCGGTCCCGGTGAAGGTCCGCGACTGGCTGACCCGGCTGACGCGAATCCACGCACACGCGAGATATACCGTCCGTCTCTTCGCTCATCCTGAGACGGCAGGCGGGCAGTCCCTAGAGGGCGAGACCTACGCGGCCCGCGCCGCCCGCTGCGATCAGACGCTCATCCACGACGCCTCCATGCTGATTCGAGACGAGGCGGACGCTATCGTCGCCGAGGTTCAGGCGGCAATGGACGCAGCCCCTAAGACGGCCGCGCTACCCGGCACGCGGGCGAAGGTCGCCGAGATGGAAGCCAGGGCGAGGCGGGGGCAGTCCATCTTCGTTGACAGCGATGCAAAGATCGGCTGACGGCGCGTCGCGGCGGCGCGGGTTTCGTCCTTTCCCTGCGCCGCCGCCGCCGTCATTCGCCTTGACGATTCTGGTCAAGGTCTAGCTTCGGCAACGCGCTCAGGCTGATCTCCTCCTCGGGGCAGATTTGAGGATCGACATATATCTTCTGGAGGTTCGGGTCTGCGTGATCGAGCAGGTGCGTTGCGGCTGCCCGTCCGCCGGCCAGCGCGGCATAAGACGCCGCCGTCCGCCGGAAGCCGTGGAAGCCTCTGTATTTCACGCCTGCGAGGCGGCAGAGCAGACGTAGGCTCGCCCATTGGCTGCGGCTCTTGCGGTCCCAGGCCCACACCAGAGCGTCTGGCTGGCCTTTCTCACGCAGCAGCATCTCGGCAAGGTCTTCCGTGATCTCACGCTCGATGTCGCGCGTGCTGCCTTTGCGAGTCTCCCCAAGGAAGACGACGCGCCGCCGCTCCAGATCGACCTGCCCCCAGCGGAGCGATGTCAGGGCGGTGAACCGCTCGCCCGTGCAGTACGCGGTGTATATCAGCGTCGGCCACCACCAGGCGGCACGCTTTCCGCCGACCGATCCTTGCCGACGCTTCGCCCGCACGATGAGTTTCGCCACATCCTCCGACGTGTAGGCCCGCCCCGTGGGCAGCCTCGCTGGTACGCGGATCTTCGGGAGCTCTGGGAAATCGGCCGCCCATCTTTTGCGGGCGGCGAGGTTCCACGCCGCCTGTAGCATCACCTTGTCCTTCTGGACACTCGCGGCCGATGGCACACGCCCCTTGTAGCCAGGCGTTGTGGCCCGCCATCGCAGGTATCTCGCGATCACGAGGTCGTCGAGGTCAGCAAGCGTCGGCTCGTGGCCGAGGAAGTTCGTCAGCCTGTCGCCCAACTGCGTGTAAAGCGAAGCCGTGTTGCCCTTGAGATTCCGCAGCGTGACGTACCGCTCGAACAGTTCCTTCAAAGTCATCGTTTCCATGTTGTTTCTCCCGGTGTGATGGCTGTTATACCCACTACTGTACAACAGTCCAACTCCCCTCGCCTCCACTAGACATTTGCCCGTCACCCAACTTTAGGGCCGGGCCGGGACGGAGTCCAATTTGACGCAAGTAACGCTGACGTTACGATGGAGGGCATGGTAGTGGCATCACCCGACAAAGATTGGATAACCATCGCTGAAGCCGTCGAAAACGCCGGCTGCACGGAGGGCTACCTGCGCCGGCTCCTCGGGGCTGGCGATTCCAGGCTCCGGGGCTGGAAGGCTGGGGAGCGGGCCTGGCTCGTCCACAGGGCCGACGTGCTCGAACTGGCCCGCAGCCTGACCACCCGGTCGAACCGCCGGAAAGCCGAGCGGGTCAAAAAGCCCAGCCGCAAGCGGAAACCCTCGTAATCCCCGAGGAAAACCGCCCACCAAAAAAATCTTTTCAAGTCCCCTTGTGCGTAGTAACGATAACGCTACAATGGGGCCATGCGAGCAAGTGAGACTCGCAGGACGCAAGCCGGGAGACGAAACGATGAAGACGATCAAGCTGGCCTACGACGCCGAAGGCATCACCCAAGTCTGGAAGGCCGAGCACGATTCGCGGAATGGCGGTTGGATCGTGACCGACCACGAAGGCGACAAGAAGTTTTTCTCTGGTTGCTTTGCCGAGGTGCTCGACCACATGCAAGCCTTCACGCTGCCGAACTGGGGTATGCGGCTGATCGGAATCGGCGGCGCTCCCTTCAACCCCGGTTGGTAAACCGATCAAGGTGGGGCCACCCAGCCCGCCGACAGCCGCAAAATGGGTGGCACTTTCAAACTCGCAAGGAAGCAAACATGAAACGCATCGACTGGGACGCCGCGATCCGCTCGCTCGTGCTCATCCGCCTCGGCCAAGAGCTCGGCACCGATTCGCCGCTCGCGCGGATGGTTCACGACACGATCTCGATCGTGCTGACCTTTCTCGGGATTCTTGGTTGACAGAAGTAACGCTACCGCTACCATGCCGCACGCAAGTAACGCTACCGGCACCCATTCTGCTGAACAAACTTTTCACTCCCCAACAACTTGATATCTGGACGCTTGACGACTACCGGAACGCCCGTACATTACCGCACCCACACAGGAGACCCCCTCGAATGAACGCCCACGACAACGAGTATCTCGCCGCCGCGACCTATCTCTCCGACCAGACGCCCGCCCCTCGCCAGACGCATTTCGCCATCGGCGATTTCGTCAGCGGCACCTCGGGCGGCAAGCAGTGGAGCGGTCGCATCTGGGACATCGACGGCGACCGGCTCTCAATCGAAATCGACGGCGGCTGGCTGGCGGTCTCTGCCAAGGACGTAACGCACTAGGAAACCCCCGGAGGATCCGGGCGCAGGAGGTTGATTGCCGCAGACCTAGGACGGGGACGCGGCTGTTTTTCACACGCAGAAAGGACGCGATATGTCGACGGAAATCAGCACAAACACGGCACCAGCGAGAGGGTTGGCTCTCGCCTCGCACGAGGAACCATCGTTCGACTCTCTCGTCAGCATGGGTGATGCCCTGCGGCGCACCGGCTTTTTGCCGAGCCACATCAAAGACGGCGTTTCGTTCGCTGCGATTGTCTTGATGGGCCGCGAGCTCGGCATGGGGACGATGGCTGCCTGCCGAAAACTCCAGGTCATCAAAGGCACTGTCACGGAGCGGGCCGATTCGCAGTTGGCGCGGTTTAAGTCGTGCGGCGGACGGGCTCAGTTCAAGGAACTGTCTGAAGGCAAGGCGGTCGTCTGGCTGCGGCACCCCAACGGCGACGAGCACGTCGAGACGTTCACGATGGAGGACGCGAAGCGGGCTGGCCTGGCGTCGAATGACAACTACGCCAAGCACCCGAAGGCAATGCTTCGCAGTCGGGCGATCACGGCGGGGCTCAAGAGCCTCGGCTGGGAAGGCTCGGTCGGCATCTACGACCCAGACGAGATTTCGGACGCCACGCCCGAGCCGGCCCCAGCGGTCAAGGTGACGCAGCCCGAGCCCGTCGTCGTCCGCCCCAAGTTCAACGACACGCTCGCGACGGAAACGCCGCTGGGCAAGGCTCGCATCCTCGTCAGCAAGGCGACCACGGTCGAGCGTCTGGAGAAGCTCCGCAGCACGGCAGACGAGCGGCTGGGCGATGGCACGTTCACCAAGGACGAGCACGCGAGCCTCTGCCAGTTGATCCACGGGAAGCTCGACATCCTGCTCAACGCCCAAGACAGCGGCACCGAGCACTTTGACGGGCAAGAGGTCGAAGCGGAGGCCAACGCCCGATGAGCTACATCAGCACCTTCGCCTACATCGAGGAAGAGGCCCGCCGAGAAGAGTCGGACATTCGCATGGGCGACCGTCCGCCGATCCGGATGCCCTCGCGGGTCATCAACGGCGGATTCCAGCCGATGCCGATGGCGACTCTCACCCCCGAGCAGGCGAGGGCTGCTGGATGGGAGCTCTACAAGGCGATCGTCCATCTCGACCAGGTGCTCGCCGAGCGCGGGCAACTGACCGACGCCGTGATCGTCAACGTCTGGGGCAGTGCGAGAGCCACCGTTAGACGGGCAAGCAAAGTCGAGGCAGTCGCAGCCTCAGAGCCGGAAGACGGCAGCGACCCGCAGCGGGAGTCGGAAACCACCGCAGTCGACGCCAGCCGAAACCCTTCATCTCCAGGCGGGTGAGTCGACGGTCTGCCCCACCAAACGGGGCCAATACACAAGGACGTAGATCAATGAAAAAGCCAGCCATCATGACATTCGGACGCATCGCTAAGGCGTACCTCGCCGAGCGGATCGTCTCCAAGCATTACGCCGAGAACGTCGAGCGGATCTCCATGCGTTGCTGCGAGGTCAGCGTCAAGCGGGTCAACGAATACCTGCGGACGATCTCTGCCGAGAAGGCCAGCACCACCGTCAGGGCAGAGCGGACGATCCTGCTCACGCTCTACCGCTATGCGTTCGAGACCGGGATGATCGACGAAGCCCCGCGCGGCGTGATGAAGATCAAGGCCCGCAAGAGCCCGACGAAGGCGTGGACGGTCGAACAACTTCGCGGGCTGATCGCAGCGACGAAAGCCCACGACGGCAAGCGGCTCCGATCCGGTGCCGACCTCGGCAAGTTCCTCCGGTGCTGGGTGCTGCTCGCCTACGAGTGCGGGGCTCGATTCGGCGACGTGATGTCGTTCACCCGCGAGCACCTGGACGGCGACACGCTGTCTTGGACGCAGAGCAAGACCGGCGATCCGTTGGTCCGACCGCTGACGCCAGCCTGCCTGACCGCCATCGACGAAATGCTCGCCGTGTCGCCAGACGGCCGGATCCTCGGCTGGGTCTGCAAACGACGGATGGCAATGCGGCACATGCGGATCCTGCTCGACAGCGTCGGCATGGGCGGGAGCTCGAAGTGGCTGCGTCGCAGCGGGGCGACCCATTGCGAGATGGAAAAGCCGGGCGCGGGGCGGCTCCACCTGGGCCACCGATCGCCCGCGCTCTTTGAGCAGGCTTATTGCGACTGGTCACAACTTCGGCAGCGGACGCCGAAGACGCCGGCACTGGTCTAACACGGAGGGCTCACGGATGAGCAACGACTTCTACGTTCCGCCATGCGATTACGGCCCGCTGTTCACCCAGCGAGCCCCAGCCGCACGCGGCTCGATCACATCGGCCCAGGCTGCCGACTCGCTCGGGCCGGCGACGCTAAACGCCATGCAGCGGCGCGTGCTCGAACTACTCCAGGCGACGCCCGAAGGGCTCACCGACGAGGAGATGCAGCGCCGGCTCGGGATGAATCCGTCAACGCAGAGGCCACGGCGGATCGAGCTTGCACGGCGCGGGCTGATCGTCACGGGTGGGACCAGGAAGACCGCGAGCGGACGGAATGCGGATGTGTGGAGGGTTGCGTGAAGCGAAGCAAAAAGCGCCGCGCAGAACTTCTTATCCAGAAGCTAGCCCAACTGCTGAATATTCCAGTCGAAGTCACAGCAACGGAGCGAGGAAGGAGGCTTGAGCGTCACTGTGCAAAAAAATGCAGAGACCTTGGCTTTCAAGTTATCGACTGTTCATCAAAAGGAAAGCCATACGACTTGATCGTCAATGGCTTCCGCGTGCAGTGCAAAAACAGAAGCAAGCACGGCCACAACGACAACGGCGTGAATCTGTTCAAGAACAGCCAGAAGCGCTACCACGCAGTCGATGTCGATTTTTTCGTCATTCGTTTTTCCCGGAAATGCTTCGTGATACCAACGGCTGCCATTTCGGACGACTCAGGGCTTGTTGTCGGGTGGGTAAGGCTCACAAACAAGAAGCATTTCATTGACGCCTGGCATCAGTTGGCTGGCGATGCTGTTTGCGTCGAGACGCAGATGAGTCTTTTCGCTAGGAGTTGTTGATCATGGCCGCTGAATGGTTCCCCGTAGACGTATCGCTCGATACCAAGCCCGAGGTTCAGGAGCTCGTTGACCTGACCGGCGAGCCGGTCGAGGTGATCGTCTTCCGGCTGCTTAAGCTCTGGGGCTGGGTGCAACTGAACACCGCTGACGGTCGATTCCGGTCGACGCCAGCCAGGCTCGGGCGCATCTGCGGCGGCGAAGCCTCATTCTGGGAGGCAGTCGCGTCTGTTGGATGGATCGTTTTCGATGGCGAAACCGCCCAAATCCCCAAATGGGAAGAGCGTTTCGGCGGCGCAGCCAAGCGGCGAGCCCTGAAAAACAGGCGTCAGGACAAGTGGAGGCGCACCGGAGGCGCTGATGTAGACGCGCAGGAGGCGCAGGTGCGTCTACAGGCGCGTCTACCACAGGACATAACAGAACAGGACATAACAGAAGAAGATATACAGGCTGCGCCTGTTGCTACGAGCGATCCGCCGAAGCGGCGGAAACGCTCGCAGCACCCCGATGCCGTTTCGTGGTCTGCTGACGCAGGCTGGAAGGGGATCACGGACGCCGACCGCTCCGAGTGGTCTAAGGCGTTCCCCGGTGCCGTGCTCGACCAAGAGCTCGCCAAGGCGACGGCCTGGCTCAAAGCCCACCCCGAGCGGGCCGGTAAGCGTAAGTGGCGGGCGTTCATCGTCCGCTGGCTCTCGAAGTGCCAAGACAGCGGCGGCACGAACCGCGCGCCCCGCAACCGCCCCGAGGAGAAGCCGCCACCGAAGGTCTGGCGTGACCAGTACCAAGCCGCCCCCTACAGGCGACCCCGTGAGGTCGTCGCACTTGCCGAAGGTCTCAAACTCAAGGAAGAGAACACATGACCACCAAAGCCACCACCGCCCCCGAGCCGATTACCGACGCCGCGCGCCGTGTGTACGACGCGATCGTCGACTACATCGACTCCCACGGGTACGCCCCGACCGTCCGCGAGCTTTGCGGGCTGCTCGACATCGCCTCGCCTAACGGCGTGGAGTGTCACCTGAAGACGCTAGAGCGTCGCGGTTGGATCGTCCGCACCGAGCGTCAGGCTCGCACCATTCGCCCGATTGGGGGTGAGCGATGAGCGACCTTCCCGAGCTCCCCGCGCCGATGGTCGTGGCCGATATGTGCGCGATGCACGCCTGGCTAGACCACATCGACGACGACAGCCGGCTCTTGCATGAGCAGGCCGCAGACACGATCCGGCTGCTGATGCGGCGCTGCATCACGCTGGCACAGTCAATCGAACGCATGGAGGCGGCCCGATGACGATCCACGACATCACGGCCCTCTCGTTTTTCGGTATGGCCCAGGCGGTGACGTTCGCCGCAGGGGTCTTGGTTGGTTCACTTTCTCGAAAGGATGCGAGCAATGACGACAGCGACAAAGACCCGACGAAAGACCCAGAGTGGTGGCATACAGTTGGCAGCCAGCGACCTCGCTGCCGGGCTGCGAGCGGTTGCGGCCGCAGTGCCGACGCGAAGCCCGAAGCCGATTCTCGCCAACGTGCTGATCGCTGACGGCACGATCACGGCGACGGATCTCGAACTGAGGATCACCGCGCCGCTCGCTGGGGCGGATGGCCCGCCGCTTCTGCTGCCGTTCCAGCGGCTCTCGTCCATCGTGGGCAGCCTGGTCGGCTCTGACGAGGTTACGCTGACCGTCGACGGCTCGTGTTGCGTCGTGCAAGGCGGCAGCGGCACATGGCGGCTCCCGGTCGAGGACGCAAAAGAATATCCCCCAGGGGACTATGCGGCGTCGAGGTCGATCGCGCGCCTGCCCGCTGACCAGTTCGTTTCGCTCGTCTCCACCGTGAAGGGTGCGACTGACAACGAGAGCAGCCGCTTCGCTCTTGGGGCCGTGCTGATGGAGTTCTCACGCCCGAAGGACAAAGAGGAGCCATACGGGACGTTGACGTTCGTCGGCACTGACGGCCGGCGGCTCTGCGCTGCGTCGTGCGAGGTCGAGCAAGACTGCGACGATTCGCAGACGCTTGCCCCTCGGGCTGCGGTCGACACGCTCGTCAGGCTCGCCAAGGGGGCCGAGGCGGTGCAACTGGAGACAACGGGCCGCGAGCTCGTCGCCACGGTGGACGGGACGATTGTCCGCTCCAGGCTCATCGAAGGGCGATTCCCACGCTGGCGAGACGTGGAAGTCGATCACGGCGTCACGCCGTCGCTCGTCGTCGCTGGGGCTCTGTCTCACGCCTGCGAAATGGCGAGCATCTGCGCGAGCGAAAGCTCGAAGGGGACGGAATTCGTGTTCACGAAGGACGGGCTTTTCCTGTCGGCCCGATCGTCTGAATACGGCGAGTCGTCGGCGACGTGCGACCTGGTCGAAGTCGGCCACGCCTGCACGGTGAAGCTCGACCCGCGATTCGTCTTGTCGTGGCTTCGCTGCGGAAGCATCGACCCGGCCGAGACGATCACGATCGAGGCGAAGGATGGCGACTCTGCGGTCATCCTGCGAGCCGGTGAAGGCATTCGGACGGTCATCATGCCGCTCGCCAAGGACGCCTGATGGATCGACGCTACTACCACATCACCGAGGGCGAACTGAAAAGGCTCTGGGAGTCGCGGATGCTGGCGAAAGACATCGCGCGGCATTTCAACGTCTCTCGCGAGTTGATTTACGCCGCTCGGAAGTTTTTCGGATTGCCCGACCGCGATCCGGTTCGTGCAGATGAAGTGCCAGATCCCACGCCCGAAGAGATTCGAGCCCGCAAGCGGGAAGTGCGACGAAAGCACTTCGCCTCGAAGCGGTCCGAGGCTTGACGGCCAAACGATGATGGCGAGCGGAAAAAGACCCACCCCCACCCCTTGTGAGGTTCACGGATGAGAAGTTTTTTCCTGGCGGTTGCGATGATTTGCGGCGGCGTTGCCCTGGCTGACCAGTTCGTCGTCACCACGACGATCACGACAGCGCAGGAAGACGCCGAGACGATGGCTCGCACGGGCATCCTGCGTCACTGCGGACGCTCTGGCGGTCGCAGGGAGGGTATCGGTGTCGGACCGACCCCACAGGCGGCAGAGCGAAACTGCTGCTTCTACGGACGGTATCGCATCGTCGAGAAGGGCGTTGCGTGGTCGCCCGTAAAGCGAGCGTGGTTCGCGGTGATCCGCTACGAGTGATCACATTCGTCGTACAGGGCGAGCCCGTCCCGCAGCCGAGGCCGCGCGTCTCGACTCGGGGCGGGTTCGCTCGTGCGTATGTGCCAGCGACGCATCCAGTTCATGCGTACCGCCAGAAGATCGCCGCAGAGGCCACCAAGGCGGGCCTAGAGCCGCAAAGCGAGCCAGTCGAGGTAATCGTCGAAGCGGTCTTTGTGCGTCCCAAATCGCACATGACGAAGAAGGGTGTGAAGCCAACAGCGCCGAAGTTGCCACGACCAGACGTGGACAACATCGCGAAGGCGATCCTTGATTCGCTGCAAGACGTGATGGGCGACGACACGAACGTCAGGCGATTGACAATTGAGAAAAAATACGGCCACAGCCCACAGACCACGGTCACCATTGAAGGAGCAAGATTGCCGTGACATCGCCATTCGTGCGAACGCCTGAAGAGAAGCGAGCTGCCTGGAATCGGTCGCGAGAGCGACGCCGAATCCAGCGAAAGCGTGAGGAGTTCAAGCGGCTCAAGGCCGAATTGCTAATCGGTCGGACAAGCGGTTTCGTCTACTTCGTCACGGATGGAAGTGGCTTCGTGAAAATTGGCTGCACGTCCAACAGCATTCGATCTCGCGTCGCAGCCATGCAGACATCCAATCCAAGGAAACTGCATCTGATCGCGACGATTGAGACCGACAACATCGCTGAGACAGAAGCGTTGTTGCATGAAGAGTTCGACGAATATCGACACGAGATCGGAGAGTGGTTTGCGATCTCAATCGACCAGATCGTTGAGTCGCTTGCGAAGCATGGAGGGTCGCTGGTCTGACGCCAGGCGACTGCCGCAAAATGCAACTGATGCAAAACGCTACAGTGCCAAAATGGCACCCCGCCAGGGAGGGGGAAAGCAATAGGTACTTCCGGCGAAATCGACGGGAAGCCTCCACGGCGAGCCACCCAATTATCACACTTTGTTTCTTTGTTCCGCCCCATTCGGAGCCCCTGTAGATCATGAAAATCCGCGACAGAATCCGCGAACTTCGCCGCGTCTCTGCGTCTGAATTGCGGCCAAACCCGAAGAATTGGCGGACGCACCCGCAGGCCCAGGCGGACGCCCTCAAGGGGGTGCTGGCCGAGATCGGGATCGCAGACGCCGTTCTGGCCCGCGAGCTCGACGACGGCTCGCTGATGCTCCTCGACGGGCATCTCCGGGTCGAGACGATGGGCGACCAAATCCTCCCGGTCCTCGTCCTCGACGTGAACGAGGCCGAGGGCGACAAGGTGCTCGCGACCCTTGACCCGCTGGCTGCGATGGCGGAATCGGACGCGGCGAAACTGGACGCCATCCTCCGCGAAGTCGATACCGGCTCGCCTGAGTTGCAGCAGATGCTCTCGGACTTGGCCGAGGAGGCTGGGCTCTACCAGGACGAAGCGAAAGAGATCGTCGAGGACGAGATCCCCGAGCCGCCGGTCGATCCGATCACGAAGCCGGGCGACCTGTGGGTGCTAGGCGATCACCGGCTGCTGTGCGGCGACTCCACGAAGCCCGAGGATGTGGAGCGGCTGATGGCAGGGGCGAAGGCTGATCTGTGTTTCACGTCGCCGCCCTACGGTGCGGCCAACGTTGCCAAGCTGCGAGACCACTACGTTCCTGGGGCCGCGAAACGCGAGTCGTTCTACGACCAGCACGAAGACGATCCGGACTCGTGGCCGGATCTTATGGCTGGCTGGTTCGCTGCGTTTCGGCCCGTGAGCGAGTGCGTGATATGTAACGTCCAGATGCTGGCCGACAACAAGCGGGCTATGGTCCGCTGGCTCGCGGAAAGGTCGGACGATCTCGTTGACGTGATCGTGTGGGACAAGATAAACGCCGCTCCGCAGATGCAGGCGAACGTACTTTCGAACGCGTTCGAGTTTTGCTTCGTGTTCGGAGGCAACGCGTCGCGGGCGATTCCGTTTGCTGACTTTCACGGCACACTATCCAACGTGCTGCGGCTCGACCCACGAGGTAAGAACGACCAGGCCGACAAACATCGGGCGGTGTTTCCGCTAGAGCTACCGGCGTGGTTCATGCAGTCTCTTTGCCGTGAAGCCAAAACGGTCGCGGATCCATTCTGCGGAACCGGAACGACGCTGATCGCCGCCGAGCAACTCGGCCGCAAGTGCTACGGCATGGAGATCAGCCCGGCCTACTGTGACGTGATCGTGAAGCGGTGGGAAACGCTGACCGGCAAGCAGGCAGAACTGGAAAAGCCCGCCAAGAAGTCGAAGGCGAAATAACGCATGGCGGAGGACCGCCTCCAGAAAGCCGCCGCAGCCGAGAAAAAACTGCGGGAGCAGTTGAAGGACGTTCGTGCCATTCGCCGCCGGCTGGGCGGTGATCGCGACGCCTACGATTCCCACAAGGACCGGATGACCGAGCGGTCGGCTCGGATGTCGGAGGCGGGCCGTGACATCGGCGAGATCCCGCAGGTTGCCGATCAGCCTCGACGCGATGCGTGCCGCCTCAACTTCCGGCTTTTCTGTGAGACGTATGGCAAAGAGGCTTTCGTCCTAGCGTGGTCGCCAGACCACCTGTCCGCAATCGCCAAGATCGAGGCGGCCGTTCTCCGTGGCGAGTTGTTCGCCTTTGCCATGCCTCGCGGAAGTGGAAAGTCGACCATGTGCGAGTGGGCCTGCCTGTGGGCGATCCTCTACGGCCATTCGTCTTTTGTGATGCTGATCGGGGCGGACGCTGCCATCGCTCAATCCCAACTCGACAGCATCAAGGCTCAGGTGGAAACGAACGAGCTTCTGGCGGCTGATTTCCCCGAGGCGATCTATCCCATCCAGCGGCTTGACCGCATCGCCCAGCGGGCGCACGGGCAGACCTACAAGGGCAAGCCCACGTCGATTGAGTGGACTTCCGACACCGTGACGATGCCGTGGATTCCCGGCTCTGCCTGTGCCGGAGCGGCGATCCGGGTGGCTGGCATCACTGGGAGAATCCGAGGCATTAAGCACACGAGACCGGACGGAAAATCGGTGCGTCCCTCGCTGGTGCTAATCGACGATTGTCAGACCGATGAATCGGCCTCGTCGCCTGCCCAGGTGCATACTCGGGAAAAGATCCTCTCCGGTGCCATCCTCGGTCTCGCCGGGCCGGGTGCGAAGATCAGCGGTCTCGCAACGATCACGGTGATCCGCCCCGACGACCTAGCCGACCGCCTGCTTGACAGGGCGAAGCATCCGGCATGGCAGGGCGAGCGGACGAAGCTCGTCTACGAGTGGCCGACTGCCGAGGATCTCTGGAGCCAATACGCCGAGTTGCGGCGCGAGGGCCAGCGGAACGGCACTGGCACCGGGGCGGCCGACGACCACTACCGGCAGAATCAGGCGGCGATGGACGCCGGGGCTCGGGTGGCGTGGCCTGAGCGAAAGAACGACGACGAGATTACGGCTATCCAGCACGCTTGGAATCTGCGGATCGACCGTGGCGAGTCGGCGTTTCTGGCGGAATACCAGAATCAACCGATCGCGGACGACATCGCCAGCGACAAGCTCGACAAGCGCAGCCTCGCCTTGCGGGCCACGACCTTGGAGCGTGGGAAAATCCCACTCGACCACCAGACGCTCACGGCGTTTGTCGACGTGCAGGAGAAACTCCTCTTCTGGCTCGTCGCCTCGTGGAATCAGTCCTTCGGCGGTCACGTCGTGGCCTACGGCACCTTCCCTGACCAGGCGTCGTCGTTCTTTGAAGCCAAGCACGCGAAGCGGACGCTCTCCCAGGCGGCGAAGGGGGCTGGCTTCGAGGCATCGCTACACGCCGGTCTGGAGTCGGTCGCGCAAATGCTCATGGGCCGCGACTGGAAGCGTGAGGACGGGGCGGCGATGCGGATCTCGCAAATGCTCATCGACGCCAACTGGGGGCAGAGCACCGGGACGATCCGCACCTTCTGCCGGCGGTCGGCGTTTGC